AATATGAAAATTCGTGTTCATGTAATGCAGTAAACAGCGAATTATATGTGTCTTTATTATAGACATTTTCTAATACAACTATATTATCTTTCATGTTGGAGTATCTTGTGTATATTGATCCCAGTAAGTATATTTTTCCTTACTCATTAGATCATGTAGTTGATGAGTCCATACTCCGGGATTAGTCTTACCCCAAGTAAGATCATCTAGTTTAAGTGTAGCGTTATAGTTGAATTGATTAATATAAGGTAATTTTACACTAATCATAGGAACAAATCTAGGGTATTCGGAATATCCTGATTCAAGTACTCCTTCTGCATGCTTGACATCGAAGTCTAGAGTCACCCAATAATCCTCTTTGAGGCAGCCTAGAATGACTTCGTCCCACGCACGATATTCATTAAATGAAATACTGCCGGGATTAAAACTTTGACTAGTTCCGAAATAGATATGTTTAATTTCGACATCTCGATTTGCCTGTTGTAAGATTTCTTTTAATGGAGGAGTTCCTACTACAAACAATGTCTTCATGCCATGACAAATAGTATGCTCAACTTCATATCCTGTAAAGTAAACAACATTTTGTCGTTCTTCAGTGTTTAGTCCCATTTAATATAACCTCTGCTGTAACCCTTCGGACGATTAACGCCATCCGCAAACGCTTGTTCCCACTCTGTAGTACGATTGTAACACTTTGTCCAGAAAGAATCAACTTCTATGTAGCCATTTTCAATAAAGAATTTTGCCATTCTCATACATTCGATGAAATAAGGATTGCGTGGACTTGGTTTGATAGTAGTAACAGCTTTCCAAAGTTGTGATTGTGCTTCTTGTTTACTCACTGCTTTACCCACTCCGTCGATAATCAGTGCATTGTTATTTAGGTTAATATCTATACCTAGTTCATAATTTCCGCTAAGATCTACTACAACATCATAATTTTCAATGGTGCTAGATAACAGTCTGGTACCCCATAGATCTTTATTGCTATGTCCTAAAACATCGACGTGAAAGATATATCCATTAAGACGCATAGCATGATAGGCGACCCAAGCAAGGAAACCACTACCGATAATTAACATACGTGTGTTTTCACTGCGACCCTGTCTGTCTAATAATTGATCTTTAGCCTGATTAATAAGGTTAAGACCACATGCCACTGGTTCTAAAATATATTTTGGATCAGCCTCGGGTACTTTTACAAATTCTTCTATACGTACATTGTAATAATCGGCATACGCAGGTTCGCCTCGTGTTGCTACAATATCGCCTATTTGTGTATTAGCAATACCCATACCTACTTTAGTTACTACACCTACTCCTTCATGCCCTTGCATGTTTAATGGCAATGGTCCAAATTCTCCCATCATCATATCGATATCGCTACGACATACACCAGTCATTAATGCTCGAACTTCGATTTCGAATTGTCCAGGATTGGGTTTATCGAACTCTACTTCTTCAAACCAGCCTTGACCAGTTGTTTGTAAACACTTTACTTTCATAATTCTTCTATTCTTTCATGTATCCAGAGATCAATATCATATTGTCGTAGCCAGAATTCATAATTATCTTCATTATTAATAGCATCTTGAATCATAGATTCGTACGCATCTGCAGGACACCAACCTAATTCAAATCGTTCTACACTATTATCTTGCATAATAAACTCAATAGAACTATCTTCAGTATCCATATTACGCCAGTCGGCATAACAACCCCATTTATTACCGAAGTCTATATGGCATACATCGTCGATATCGTATGTTCCATTAGGATTAATTGTACCATAATCGGTACTAGTAATGTCTTCTAACCGCCATTTCATCTGCGAAGATTTACCATTTACTGATTCTTTACGCCAAGATGGGTTTAATGCAATATATAAACTTAGCAAGTGGGGCATTAAATCTCTACTAACTCCACCGAATGCCAGTTTGCGTGTAGTGAACCAACTACCTGGGCTAGGAATACAATTTTTTCTAATCCATCGTATGTTCACAATCTTAGCTTTATTTGCTAATTTTTGTAAATCGACAATATTACTCCGCCACATATTATTTTTAACCATCATAAATCGTGTTTGCGGAAATGTGCCTATTAGTTTAGCCCATGTAAGACTAGTAGCAACACCTGGTTTTTCGATAAAAATCATTTTTGTACAAGGTGCCAGTTTAGCCGCAAGTTCAAAATGAGTAAAATTGGGAGTACAAATATGGGCTGTGTCAAACATATAGCATTTAGCAATAGCATCTTCTACAGTTAGGAAATCTGCGCCTTTACCGGGATCGCTATCTACTGTAACAACTCCATGTCTAAGGTTCTTTAATACTTTAGCATATAAATTACCTATACCCATTCCGACAATAAGACTAGTTTTCATTTGTGAACTTCTTTCCTTCTTCCCAATACTTGATCATGCGACTAACATCTTCCATACGTTCTTGTACAACATGTGGAGCCGCACGTTCTAATTCTTTTAAATTATGATAACTAGGATAATGGCGTAAGCACCGACGAGCGTCCTCGCGTATTTTTTTTGAAACACGTGGAGTCTTTTTTGGATCTAATAGACTTTCTAAAAACTCTTCAGTTCGCTGTATGCTTCTAAATCGTTCGTCAGGTAATGTCATGTACACTAGCCTCTAAATCATCGAGTTTATCGGAGACTTCGTCATCAAAGTCTGGCTCTTCTTCTGATTTTACAGGATCTACATCCACTTCGTCAAATAGTTCGAAGTATTTTGTTGTGGCATTAACTGTTCGTTTTCCAGTATAACCACGTGTTCCGGGAATAGCCATCCAGAATTTACTAAATTCTTCAATAATAGAGTCGGCGGTTCCTCGATCACTTGTGGCAAATATAGCTTCGATAACGTCTTTTACATATAATCTATCAAACTTTTCTTGAACTAACATAGTTGGACACAATCCGGCATCATATTGACGATTGGCTTCCTGTACAGCATTGATATGCATCCAAACATTATGGCCCATCATGATAGCATAAGTGAAACTATCCCAACTAGTCTTGCCTACTTTACCAATTTTGTTAACATCATTTGGTCCGTATATGCAGATTTCATTTACTTTAACACCATCCATGATAGGACTTGTTTCAAAATTAGAAAAATGTTTATCTTGCACTACTACATCCTGAAATAGTCTCGTGTCATTTTTGTATTTTTTATTATCAAGTGAAGGTAACATACGATATAACCATTTTTCTCTATCTTTAATTTCTGTTTGTACATAAATCTGTCCATTAGCAGTTGCTAAGAACGGACTTGCACAGTCAAAACTAATAGTAAAGTCGCTGTTATGATACTTACGAACTGCACGTTGTATATCTGTTAAGATTAATGCCCATTCGAGTTTACTAGTTCCTAAGAAGTGCATCCAATCTTGTTCACCTTTTTCAAGCAATCCATCAAACCTTAATGCCACTAGACGTTTTAGAGTCAAGTGAATGTCGCACATGTTTTGCCCGCCCATGCCCCAACCATTAAAATGACGACCAGGATATTGTTTTGGATCACAGTATTTCTTCATATGCTGATACCAACCTTCTGCATCGGTATGATTTTCACCTTGCAGTACGTTTAAGAACTTGCAATTACCATTACGATTATTAATAAAGTAATCATTATTAATAAATGTAGCGTTTACTGCTTCTGCGTATGTACTAATACCAGTAGCTTTAGCACCTGCCGGACTACGAGCAACCCACGCTGGAACATCGAGGCACATACCATAATCCATAAGTGAATCCATCCACTTAAGAACGGCTTCACGTTTCTTCTGTGCCTTAGGACAGTTAGGATTTTTCCAGTCACCTTCCCACTTACCTTTACCAATTTGGAAGCCACCTGAATCACCTAGCACCCAACTAGTCGAGCGATTGCGATTGCGGAACATGTCTTCGCTAGGATCGGGTTTATTCAAATCTAAATTAGCATGACCTGCACTATACAAACAATGGTCATAGTAAAATGCCGCATTAGGATCTAGATAATTCATAGCTTCAATCCCCATAGGGCCAAAGCTAGCAGGAATACGTGCTGGATCTACATAAGGTCCAAATCGTTGCTTGCCTATATAAGTGCTATAGAATCCTGATGTTGCCGGCAGGAAGTATGCGTAATCGTTTTGTGTAGCTGTTAAATTCTTATTCATTATTGTACCAAATGTTGTGCTATTACCATACAACTAAGCCAAATCCATAAAGTGTTAAAACCTACTAGTGTAGGTAATGCTTTCTTTTCTGAAACCCATATAAGCATAGCAGATGTAAAAAGTGTAATAAAATATAATTGCCATATATTTAGACCAAATACAAGACCGGGAACAATTACTATTGCCTTGGCAAACCAACTAGCCGCTTCAACAATGTTATATGAAGTCCAATAGTCTTTGCGAAACCAATTAGAATAACATTCTCGGATTGCCGTAAATGTAATGTGATTATAAATCACAAATACAATAACCGATGTAATTATTGAAGCGAATAGTATTTGATTCAATGACATTATTTAGATTGTGCTGGCAAAATATATTCGTATACTGCAATGCCGCTATCTACTGTAATATTTAAAGCACCTTGATCTGCAATTCGCATAGTTTTATCACCGTTTAAATTCAATATACTTAACACCTGTGCAACTGGCCATGCCCATTTTTGTTTTAATTTACCAGTGACACCTGCTTGAAAAACAAATGATCCTGCGTGTGTGCTTGCATCTCCGAAGCTAAACACTAAGTTACTATTATCTGTGCTAACTTGGAATGTTGGTTCTTCTGTATGTGCTGCCGCTTGGAACTTTAAGCGTTGTATACTTGCCATAGTTGGCTCGAATTCAATATCCCATTTAGCACCTTTGAACTTAACAGTTTTCAACATGTCATTAATAATTTCTGAATTCATAAAACGATAATCGTTTTGGAAATCACCAGCACCATTTTTAAAATGCAAACCTGTTGGAATCTCTTCTCCGTTACGTTCCTGTTTAACTACTGCAATAGTGAAGTTTTCTTTGTATTCAGGGCATTTCAAATGAGTATCTAATTTATTTAGATTAGGCATTCCGAATGTTCCGACTAAATCTTCAACTGGATCTTTTGTTTTAGCGTTAAGGATAACACTACGATCCTCTGCCATCGATTCAATATTAGTTTCAGTATCAGTTGCTGATATTTTAACTAGAGGCAAATTGCCTAAACTATGTGTGTGTGCTACTAGGTCTTGTAAAAAGTCTTTCATATGATTCTCCATGTTTTGTTATTATATAGGTTTTTCTGACAATGTCAAGGATTTTTCCTAACCTTTTTGTTATATTTTATTGCTGATTCTACCAATGTATGTGATACTTGTAATGTATCAGCATAATGAACAAATGCTTTAGTATCTTTTGGAAAACAAGCTCCACCAAAACCACGTTCTCCATCGGGCCCAGGTACCATCATGTGACTGTTACCTATTCTATTATCATGTGTTAATATTTGTCGGATCAGATCATAGTCTGCACCGTTTAATTTACACATATCATAAAGTTGATTAAAAAATGCTACCTTAACACTTAGGAAACAATTAGTAGCATATTTGATCATGCTGGCTTCTGTAATACTAGTATTGAATATTAGTTTTAGTTTAGGGCATGATTCTTGAAATAATGTTTGCCACATTCCCTCAGGATCATCACCACCGACGACCATATAAGTTTGATTTTTAAAATCTTCATTGGCACTAACAGCACGTAAAAATTCTGGACTATAACAAATATTATGATTAGGATAATTCATTAATAGTCTTTCTAAATAATTAGGCGGCACTGTGCATTTTAACAATACTGGAACATGAACTGGAACAGTATCCATGACTTGATATATTTGATTTACATCACAGTCTCCTGTTTCAGTACTAGGTGTTCCAACACAAATAACTACACCCTCTGCATATTTAAAATCAGATACGATATTGTCATTTATCCTCGGATCACATATATGTAAGATAGCGTGATCTTTTATTGCATTAGCAACTGCCTTACCTACAAACCCATATCCTGCAATTATTATTTCTCTTTTCATATTAAAACTCGAATAAACTGTTAAATGTATTTTTTTCTTCTGTGCTCCCTAAGTCCCATTTAAGCACACTAATTAAGTTCTCTAACTTTTTGTCGATAATTGTAGCTTCCATTTCTGCATGTTCAAAAGGTAAATCTTTAAACCATTGTGGGAGACGTAGTTCATCCACTGGATAGGCTACACTTGTAAAACCCATAGCGTTTTGCTTGAGCTTACAGACGATAACTTTTTGTCCGTCTGTAATAGACATGCTGTATTTGTCATTGAACATACGTTTTAGCGTATTCCAATTGATACTAGCACGAACGTGTCCAGGCATATTAGCCTTACCTGCTTTGGCTTCTTTAGCTTGGTAGTCGGTAATGTTGTTAGCACGTTTAGGGCTACCTTTTTCCCAACCAGGACGAGCTTTGAAGCGAATTCTAAATTCACTAATGTGATCTAATACTGTTTGTTCATCGGCACCGGTAAGAACCATTTCCAAAACTTCACTTAGGAAGTCTTGAATAAATTCCGGCGTATCACTACGTTTTAGATCCAAGCCCATGGCTTTTATCTTACCTGGTTTGCCTTCTACATCTGTACGTTTGCCTTCTTTATCAAAATACAAAACAGCATAACGCTTTTTAGTAATGAACAATCCTTTAACAGCGACAATTTCTCGACCTGCTTTAATCACTTCTCCACGTGTTTTAGGACAGTGGAATGTGTCTAACATAAACTGTGGAAAAGTAGCATTTACTTCTTCACCGATAGTGTCATACAATTGTATCACTGTTTCTTTTGTCCAAGGAATCTTGCCGGTTTCAATGTCCTTCTGTAAAGTGCGATGAGCACTAAAATAACAACTATCAGTATCACCATAAATTACTGCCTTTCCTCTATGATCGTAATCACCTGTAATAATTTCATTTACTTTACCCGCCATATGCCGGACGATCTGACGTCCAGTTAGTGTAGTAGATTGACCAATGCGCTTATCAAAAAATCTACATCCACTGTTAAGAATAGCGCCATACAAACTATTAAGATTAATTTTCTTAACAAGTTGACGCTTGTCCCAATATTCTTCTTCGACTTTGTTCCCAGCTTTAATTGCATCTTTTAATTTGGCCTGCATTTCCTTGCGTTCTGCATACCACCTTTTCAATAGCCCTGGAATTATACCTTCTTTTTCATAGGTGAAGATAGTACCGTTTGCTGAAAGCACCCAAGGCTGATTGCTTTCAAAAATCAATCTATATACTTCGGCGGCACTTAGTATATCGCTATCTCCATTTTCCCAATCAATAGTTATATCAGTGCCGATTTCTTGATTCATTACTGCTGTATATTCTAAACTACCGAAAATACCTTCCCACGATGCCGCAAAACTATTACCTTTAGCCATCTTATCTTCAATAAACTCTTCGGTTAATGTTTGACGCAGTTGTCCTATAATAGTTTCTGGGCCCATATTAAGCGCACGAATAGCTGAGGGATATAGACTGTTAATGTCTAATGATCCGATCCAGTCATGTATTCCTTCTTTAGGCACCGCAACATAAGCACCAGCCGCCGCAGTATCGTCATCTCGTTCGCTCATCTTAGTACGATTAGGAACTTGGAAACCTCTGCGATGTGCTTCGTTAATAATAGCTTGTTCTGTAACAGCTACCGCGCCCATTGTAGTTTGTAGCAATACTGTATTTTCATGTGCCAGTGTATTGGCAAGATCCATGAATTTTAGTTTCTTATCTAAATCGTCAAGAAGTTTACAGTCATTGATGTTGTATTCAACGAATGTCTTAAAGTCATTGTTGTATAATTGATCTAGTGTACCTTCGTACTGTGTCTTACGCTTGCCTAATTCGTATTCGGCAATAGCATCCAATCTGTAACTGTGGCGTTCTTCATACGTGTATTTGCGATACAGTTCAAGATAGTCTAAATGAACGCGACCAATATAGTCATAGGTTACACTATCTCGACCAAACTTTTCATATTCACGGCGCTTAGGTAACTGATCAAACAAACAGAATCTGCGTGTATCATCTTTGCTTAAAACTTTTGTTACTCTATTTGTAGTGTAAGGTACGTCAAACCCTTCACTGTTCCAACCACTAACGACATCGGCATCTTGTATTAGATCTAAAAACATGTTTAACAATTCTGCTTCATTGTCAAACAAATAGACATTTGGAAAATCTTTAACCATTTCTTTAGCATCTTCCATCTTAAGATTTTTAGGTGGAATAGCCATACATACCATAGTTTCTAACCATTGTAGATAGACAGCAATCGCAGTAATCGGCATAAATGCATCATCAGGTGATGCATAGCCACGTTCTGGATCAAAGTCTACCTCAATATCGAAAAACGCTACATTTAGTTTCGGAGCATCTTGATTTAAGTAGTGTTCACTTAGTGTTACAAAGATTGGATTAATATCTGATTCAAACAGTTCTTTACCACTGTTGATAGCTTGTTCTTTGCGTAATTCTTTTGTGTTTTTACAGACTATACGTGATAACGTATCTCCGTAAATTGAAGTGAATTTGCCTCTTGGGTCTTTTACATAGAACGTGTGTTTGACAGGAATGTCTCGAAATTCACGTTCACCTTTCTTATTGCGTTCAACCACTTTAACGATATCGTTCTCGCGGTCAAACCACGCATCTACGTAACTCATTTTTTCTCCTTTGTGATTTTTGGCTCACAATTACCAAAATAATCATTTATGGCTGATTAAACCTTCTTTTAAAAACCTTCTACAGGTCTAAACCATATATGGTCGGGGCAATAATCTTGTTTGTATTCAGGTGTATTTAATGCTGTATAAAATAATTCTAAGTCATCTAGGTTAGCTTTCTTAAGATTAATTAATGAGTCTAACCACATTTTTTGTTCTTTAGGTGGATTTCCAAGCTCTAACAATGGTCTTAAATATGTATTAAGCCATGATACATGCTGTCTTGGAGTAGGATGTCTATCTTCTATTAATAATTTTCCTTTATTGTCTCTAAATCTCCAATTTTTATCTGGATTTTCATACGTGTGTTCTGCTATAGGTTTTAACCAATGCTTGGAATTTTCTTTCCATATACGATCGACATAAAAATTATATTGAGGAAAATCATTTTCTATTGATATTGATTTGACAAAATTCTCGTCGGCGTGGAATGCGTGCAAATCACTTCCTAACTTAGTAAAATCACCAATACTAGTCATATACCAAGTACAACCTGTTGATTTTAGTAACGATATAACTGAAATCATTGCGTTGAGACTATGCATAATGTATGCAGACTCATCAAAGAATTTATCAATCCATTCGGCATTAAATACATTCGAGTTATGTTCTGCAAAAATACTTCCAGCGGTTTTCCAATGATATTGATTATCTTTTACGAATTTACAATAATCGTGTCTTAAATGACTTGTCCATTGTACAATTACAATATCATCACTATTAATAATATTCCTTGCATGACATTCTGCAACTCGTTCGGCTATACCTCTGCATCCAAGTCCAGCCATACCCCAATTTTGATAATTTTTGTATTCTAGACCGAGGAAGTTTGACCAAGTAGGCCAAGTCACATAAGAGGTATAAGAACAACCAAAGGTAAACAATCGAGACATTTTTAAATTCTTTTAGTAATATCCAAAATTGCTTCAATTTCTTCCCAGTCTGCATTATAATTTTGCCAATCACCTTTATGGGCAATTTTAATTGCACGGTTGATAACTGATGGTTTGATTTGTAATTCTTCTGCAACTGCTTTAACAGTTTCTTTTAAGCCTTCTTGCAAATCTTCAACTTCACGTAAGACAGTCGAACCTTCGCTGATTAATCTTTCTAATTTGGCTTTTTCTTCGGGACCATAACTGCGACCTGACATATTTTCTCCTTATATACATAGTATATTATATACTACTTATACAAGAAGGTCAATGGTTATAAAACTTTTTTCACCGAACACTTAGGAACAGTCATTCCGTCTTTACTTTGGACACCGGTTTGTATTTGTCCTGCTCTGCAAGTGCTAGTCTTTTTTTTAGGTTTTACAGTTTTGATTAGTGTGTTTGCTTCTTTGATAGAGTTAGGTCTATCTAATCCGGAAGGAATATTAGCAGATCTACGTCCGCCTTTGGCTTTTATTTCAGCTAGCTCTTCTATACCATGTTTGACTTGCTCTACATTCATAGATAATTCTGGGAATAATCTTGCTAAATGTTGCCAAACATTAGGATTTTCACTTTTAGCCATTTCAGCTAACTCTGACATTTGTTTACTAGCACGTAACATACGAGATCGAATACTAGCAGGATTGACTCCTTGATGACTATGTATTGTACTGGACATCGGTTCATCTTTATTAAAATCTAAAGGTGTTTCACCTAAACTTAAATGTCCACTATCTGGTATATTACTTTGTGGCCCAGGCCCAGCTACAGGTTTGAATCCCATACTATGACCAGGAATTTCGTTTTCTTTAACTTTCTTCTTTTTCTTCATAGCATTGCTTAACTGTTTAGTACCAGTATCAGCTTTGTTGAATTCTTTAGCAACAGATTGTTTAATGCCTACTTTTTTAGCAAAATTAGGATCGTGTGCGGCTGCTGCCATAAAACGAGCTTGTTTTTCGCTAGTACTTTTTTCGTTGACAACTTCTTGACCTTCTTTCATCAATACACGTTCGGCAATTACACTAGCATATTGATTGAGTAGTTGTCGACGATTTGCTTTTTCTTCTGCAATTTCTTCTTCTACTTTATGGAAATATTTTCCAATAGTAGTTTCTCGACCAACTGGTTTGTCTACAGGTTTTTCTTTTTGATAGTGTTGCATTGCCATTTGCACAGGCAATGATACTTTATGAGGATTACCTTCCATTAACAAACTAACATCATTTTTATCTACAATAGATAAAAAATTACCTATACTATTTTCTTGTACAGGAGTTCCAACTGGTTGATTAATATCATTAATACTAGGGCCAGCATATGGTTTATCTGCACCACCTACAATTTGTGATAACTCTTCTGGAGTTTTTTGTAATTCTTT